TTGCTGACGAAATGCTTCAAACTGAGTTTCACAGGTTACAAGCTGCTCTTTCAGGGCAGCTTGTTTTTGCGTAAGGGAGTCTTTGCCGGAAAGATACTCTTCCGGAGTCAGCTTCCCTTCACGGTAGTTTTCGTAGATCGTGAACTTTTCACGATCACAGGCGTCATACTGGGCTTTCAGCAAGATGAGCTGTCTTTCCAGACTTTCACCTTTGCTTTTTGCCGTTTTTTTGATGGCAGCGGATTCGACACGGACAATTTCGATCTGCCTTTTCAATGCTTCAAAGACAATTTCCTCAAGTGAGTTTTTCCGCCAGCGGACGTTTTCGCACGGACTACCATCGTGATACCGATGGGACGGACAGGCAAATACAGTTCCATTGGCTTTCTCAAGTTTCCCACCGCAGTGTGCGCAAAAGTAAACTCGGTCTGACTGATCATGAGAGCTTCGGACAAACTTTCTGCGCCTTTGGATTGCCTCTTGCGCTTTTTCGTACTCATCCTTCGTCACAATCGCCTCATGCGCATTTTCACGGATATACCATTCCTCTTTTGGAACGCGCCTCTGATTTCTGTCACGGATGAATCTGCTTTCGCGGGTGTGATTGACCATTGTTCCGGTGTACTTCACGCTCTCTATCATAGTCAGTAAACCGTGATGTGTCCACTGGGGCTTCTTGGAAGACGCCTTTCTGGAAACAGCTTTGTACTGCGCGGGTGTTGGAATGCCCTCAGTGTTCAGCTCCTTTGCGATCTGTGTGCAGGACTTTCCTCTGATCACATCCATGAATATACGGCGAACTATCGGAGCGGTTTCTACGTCAATGATGAGATGGTGCTTATCAGCAGGGTCAGCTTTATACCCGTAGGGAACAGTGTTCACATACTTGGCTTTCTTCTGTTTCAATCCCATTGCTGACTTGACCTTCTTGGAGAGATCCTTGCTGTAATAATCATAAATGAGATTTTTGAAGGCTACATCCATGCCAATAGTCTTGCCCTCATGCTTGGAGCTGTCGTAATGGTCATTGATTGAAATGAAGCGGATGCCAAGGAACGGAAAGATGTGTTCCAGATAATCGCCAACCTCAAGATAATCACGACCAAAGCGTGAAAGATCTTTCACCGCGATACAGCTTATTTCCCCGTGTTTGGCACACTCTATCATCTTTGCAAAGTCGGGACGGTCAAAGTTCGTGCCGGAGAAGCCATCATCACAAAACTCAATACGGGGAAGATTGCCAATCAGCGGGTCCTGATCCAGATGACGATTGATGAGCATACGCTGCGAGGCAATGCTATTGCTTTCGTCCTTGATACTGTTTGTGCGTTTATCTACATCTTCCAGTGACAAACGCAGATAGATTGCGATCTGCTGTTTCATCAAGCAACCTCCTTCCTGATTTTCTCGCAAGTCTTTGTAAATGCCGTAAACTCATCCATATAGCTGAGTTTGATTTCCAGTGTGCCGTCCACATGAAGTTTCATGGACTCGATGAACGCATCCGCCATTTCCTCGGAGATTTCCGTCGCGTCGTGGAACCGGCGAATCATCTGCTTCCACTTCATTTCGCCGGTAAGCTGTTCCTCGGTCTCAATCTTGGGTGCTTCAAGCTCGGACAGGCTTCGCTCAATCGCCCGGATGTCCTCCATGACGATTACCTTGTGATGACTATACTCTGCGTCGGAAAGCATCCCCTCCTTGAGATCAACGTACATACCGCTGAGAAGAGACTGCTTTTGCGCTAACTTCTGCCGGAGCATTCTGATTTCTTGTGCAGTATTATTCTGCTTGAGCCTTGCGTTTTTTAGAGCCAGCAGGGAATGAAGTGTCTTCTCCATATCGAGGAACACTTCCATCTGAGACTTAATAAATGCGAAAACAGCCTCATCAAGATCCTGCTTCCGCATTTTAATGTCGGAGCAGCCTCTTGTTCCATGCTCGGCATAGGTCGGGCATTTGAAGGTGAAATACACCTTGTCCTTCTTCGTGCTGATGGAGCGATGCAATTTCATAATTGCGCCGCACTCAGCGCAAACAAACTTCTTCCCGTAGATGTTTTTCGCTTTGGGTAGATGATCATACTTGCCCGAATTGGCTTTCGTGCGTTCTACGTCTGCTCGATTGACCTCCTGCACCTTTTCAAACAGTTCTTCACTGAGAAGTGGTTCGTGGGTGTTTTTTGCGATGATCCATTCGTCTTCGGACGTGATGTGATAAGGGATGCCTCCATAGAGGCACTGACTGCCTTTCTTTTGTGCCAGATGTCCGATATAGACGATGTTTTGGAGGATTTCTGTTATCATGTGCTTGTTCCACAGAATGATCCGCTTCTTCTTGTTGAAGTTCGTTTCCACCCCACGTTCCCGTTTGAGTTGGCTGGGAGAGAGAATACCGGCGTCGTTGAGTTTTTTGTTGATGCCCATGTAGCTGACGCCTTCGGCTCTCCACTGAAATATCTGGACAACAATCGGTGCAGTCTCAGGGTCGATCAGAAGATGATTCTTGTTCTCAGGGTCTTTGCGATAGCCATACGGAGCATAGTTCCCAATATAGTCACCGCGTTCCATCTTCGCTTGCAGGGCTGTTGTGACCTTGCGTGAGATGTCCTTCGCATAAAAATCATTGACGATGTTGGACAAGGAGGCGGATAACTGCCCCTCGCTTGTTACCGTTGCAGTATCAAAGGAGTCATTGACGGAGATAAAACGCAGATCAAAGAACGGGCAGACCTTTTCAATGAACTGAGAGGTTTCGATATAGTTTCTGCCGAGGCGGGATAAGTCCTTCACCACGATGCAATCTACAATGCCCATCTTGACGGCTTCCATCATCCGGTTAAACTCTGGACGGAGAAAATCAGTTCCGGTATAGCCGTTGTCAACGAATAGAGCCGTCTTCTCAAGATACGAGCGTGACGCAACATAGTTTTCAAGGAGAGCGGTCTGGTTCTCAATCGAGTCCGATCCCTTACCGTTGTCTTCAACGGAAAGGCGGACATAGAGAGCAGTTTTCCAGCGGCGGATAGGAGTATCAACTGCCGGGGTAGGGAGATTTTGCTTTTTCCGCGACACTCGTGCCATTAGACCACCTTCCTTTCAAAGCGAATGACTTTATTCGCGTCCTCCTTTTCCTGACGTTCGCGTAGGAACTCGACGATAGATGCAAAACGGTCACAGTGCATGAGACCAACATCAATGTCCTTATTTTCTCGAATGTGAATATAGTCAATCAGGTTGACCACCGTGCTTCGAGTGAGTTCCTTGATGTTCGCGTATTTTCTGAATTGCTCAAGCCAGCTTTGTTGTTCTGCCAGTCCACCCATCACGCTGTTTCGCTCACTGGTGAGCCGCATAATGGTTTCACTTGCCTCCCTGATCTGCTGGTCGAACTGAGCTGTGAAGGCTTTGTATTCCTCACGGCTGATGAAATCTTTTTTGAAGTCTTCATAAGCGCCGGTTTTCAAACGTCGGTTCTTATCAATGACTTCTTCCTGAAACGAAATCTTTGCTTTAATCTTCTCAATCTCGCGGTTTTCCCAAGCCATATCGTCAATCTGCTGCAACGCATCCGCCATATTCATAGCGGCACTAATATGTGCCTGAACGACAGCGAGAACGGTATCATATACGACAGATTCTTTGATGCTGTGAGACGAACAGAAGGTCTTGTCGCTCTTGTTGCCGCCACAGATGAAATAGGCATATTCCTTTTCGCCGCAGCGTGACACCCTGCGTACCATCGGACTTCCGCAGTCTGCACAGTAAATCTTCCCTGAAAACGGATGGACGCCGGTTGCCCCCGAAGGGCTTCTGGTATCATCCATCATGAGCCTTTGGACAAGATCAAACTGCGCAGGAGCAATAATCGGCTCGTGAGCATTTTCTGTCCGCGACCATTCGTTTTGGGGCTTTACCACGGTCTTCTTGACTTTGTGATTGGGAGATGTGGTTTTACCCTGCACCAGCGTTCCGGCATAGACCTCATTCTTGAGAATCCGGTAGATCGCAACAGCACTCCACAGAGCAACCTTCTTTGTCTGGAAACAGGTACGCTGCTTTGAGCCATTTGCCTTTTTGTACTCGATTGGAGAAGGAACATTGTTCTCGTTGAGCCGATCTGCAATCAGCGCCGGAGATAATCCTTCTATCTTCCACTTGAAGATGTCCTGCACAACCGGTGCGGCAACAGGGTCAATCACCAACTGGTTCTTGTTATCTGGCGATCTCAAATACCCGAAAACCACACGAGAGCCGACGAACTGACCGTTCCGGCGTTTCGCATCAAGGTTTGTTCTGACCTTAATGGAGATGTCGCGGCAATAAGAATCGTTCATCAGGTTTTTGAACGGAAGGACAAGCTCATTGTCTGCCGCTCCGGGCTGTGCGCTGTCATAATTGTCGTTGATTGCAATAAAGCGAATACCAAGGCGAGGGAAAATCTTCTGAATGTAGTCACCAGCCTCGATATACTCACGACCAAAACGCGAAAGGTCCTTGACTACAATGCAGTCAACTAAGCCAGCGCGGACAGCCTCCATCATTCTATTGAAGTCAGGACGTTCAAAGTTAGCGCCAGTGAAACCGTCATCGCAATATTCTTTTACTACCGTAATTTCCGGGTGCTTCTTGAGGTATTCTTTGATGAGCATTCTTTGATTCGAGATACTGTCACTCTCAAGTTTCTCGCCGGAAACAGAAAAGTCGCCATCTTCCTTTGATAATCTCAGGTAGATGGCGGCTTTATAATCTTTATCCAAAGATAATTTCAGCATAAAACGCCACTCCTTACTTTATTCCGGTCTGATAACCCGAAAACTAAAGTAGCAGTGGTGTTTCGCTGATTTTGTCCATGCTTATTATAGCACAGTCCAAAGCAATTATCCAGCCTTTTCAGATTTGTTCACAAAAAAGATTCTTTTGGGGTTATCCGACGGCTTTCTCACATACTTGCAAGCAGATTTACGAAATTGTCATTGATCGTAGCCTGAGTATTTGCGTAGGAAACCCTAACTACCGTGTTGCCGACCTTAAACATATAGGGATTTTTGATCTGCTCCACATAGGATTTCATCCGATCTTCTACCGACATGGAACGGTCAATTTTGACGTCCCGAATATCCACCAAGGAGTCGAGAAGTTCTTTTCTGCTTCTCTCATTCTCCATAACATCACCGCCTTTTCACGAGTATTCTTGCCCAATATTTACCTTCTTATGCGTTAAGCCGCGAGAACACTTTATCAGCAAATTGATAGGCAGCAGTCATGAGGACCGCTGCCCATAGTATTCACTGATAAGCCCTTTCGGACGTTTTCACAGTGTTCTACTTCCGGCATATTTGCAGCTCGCGCCCCTGCCGAATAGGGAATGCTGCGGACTACCAATGGTCAATCGGTATCATG